CCATATCGGTTACATATTGATGTGGCATGTATGATGGAAAGAATATCATACGACCTGGATTTACTTTGTAGTTAATTTGTGTAGATGCATAAGTTATTTTTGTTTTATCTTTTTCTGGTAATAGATTCATCATATTACCTGCTCTTGGATCTTCAAATAATGGCATAGATGTTTTTTCACTAGCTTTTAAAAAATAAAAACCAGATATGTGACCATTCCAATGTGTATGTAAAGTATGATAACCTGCACCTTTTTGTGCAAATTCTTGTACCCATAATTCTGTAATAAATACTTGGTAATTTGTTAAATCAAAACCCATCTCATTTAATAAATTATGTGCTGTTGCACCAACATAATTTTGTAACTCTGCAAAATTAGGATCACCGATCAAACTTGTAGAATGAAATACATGACCCATGTCACCTTTGTTACCAAACTTTTTGTTACGTTCATCAATAGCTGGTTTTAAATTTTTCTTAGATGCTTCAATATATGGATCTGATGCTTTGTTTAATTTATCAACAAAACTAGGTTC